AAAAAGTAACTATAGATGCACCAGTTCCACTTTGTTCTATCTTAATTCCATCAGTAGATGTTGAAGATTTAATATGCAACTTCTTGTCTGGGATTGTTTCTCCTATACCCACTTGTTGACTGGAGTCTATGGTAAGTGCAAGAGTGTTTACATTATCTTGAGCAGTATAGAATTTGAGGTTAGAATCCATATTATCTGCACTTGCTGTGTTATAATCTGTATCTTTACCAGCACGAATCGCACCAGCGTTCTTTGTTACAAAGCTAATACCACCATTTGTAGTACCTTGAAATTGAAATTCTATATCTGCTGTCTGCCCTGTTTCACCACCAGAAGGTTCATCATTGTTATGTAATGTTAATAGAGTCTGAGATGCATTTCCATTATTGCTTCGTATTACACTTGTACCTTCTATAATTTCATCATACGCAAGAGTTCCGTCACCATTAACAGTTAAGTCTCCAGATATAGTTACATCACCAGAGATTGTACCTCCAGATAATGCTACGTTAAGACTATTATCTGTCTCATCAAATACTGCATTTAATGTTTCTTTTGTTGTTGAAGAATTGATTCCTATAGAATCACCAGAAGAATCTGTATAAACTTTGTTCAACACTTCTTGTGTTGTATACTTTCTTAAGTTATCAGCCATAACTTATCCTATATAATATCCACCACCACCGCCAAAAGGCATTACTAAAACTATCTTACAGCAAAAGCAGATATTGGAGATGCAACAGATATAATCCTTTTATTGCTTTCGTTGTCTGCTAATTTACTATAAAACTCTTTCATAAAATATTCTTTTTTATCTATCTCACCATTTCTTTCTGCCATCATTGCTTTGCAATAATCAACTACTGCTAAACTTAACATTTTATTAAGATTTATATGAGAAGAAGAACTAGGACTTGCATCTTCTTTAGGTATTTGAGTAATTGTAATTCTTTCACCCGCAGATTCAGTAGTTAATCCACTTGATGTTTTTAATACTACATTACCAGTTCCTTGAAAAAGTGCTATTGTATAATCTCCATCATTACTTAAAGAACCCTTTACTCTAATCTTGTCACCTACTGAAAATCCGCTAGTAGTATCCCAAAAATTTGAAGTAGTAGTTACTATATCACTACCAGTAAAACTTATATTAGTTCCACTTCCATAAGCAGTTGTTGTTTCTAATGCTTCTGCAATAAAAGGTTCGCTTACCCTTGTGTATTCTATTCTTAATCCATTAGCAATGTCTTCATCTGGATAAATCATCTCATTGTCGTACTGTTGTAGTACACCAGATTGTGTTATCCTACTTGTATTCCTACTTCCTAGTAGTTTATACAGAAGAAGTTCTCTACCTCTTAAGTAATAAAAATAATCCTTATCTACATAACTACTCATGGTGCAGTATCCTCTACTATGTAATGAGGTTGATTTGTCAACCTTTTAATTCTTTTGTATTTACTATCACTTGTATCTAATACACTTACATGCTCTATTGCTACTAAATCATTAGGGAGAATATAGACATTATCATCTGAATCTTGAGCATCTATAATGTCTTGTTTGTTTACTTCTAATTTTTCTTTTGTATTACTTTGTATTAAATGTATTGCATCTTTGATATATGCGATAGCAAGGGTTTCTTCTCTCATCCCTGTTCGTTCCATTAATTCTAATACAGTCACTATCTTGCTCCTTGCATTGCCATAGCTGTTGCTAATGTTTTAGGGTTGTTTTCTATATAAGATTTTATTTCAGCTAATGCTAAATTGTAATGTTGTTGAGACATTTGCCCATAGTGAGTTTTCTCTGCTATCTGAGCTTGTATTGTTTGTACTCTTGCCGTCAACATTTCACTATCTTCTTCATCTACTATCCAATTTTGAGTGCCTCCTGTCGCTGCTGTACTATCAGTATAATCTCCTTGCAAAGCATCAGCCATCATTAACTTTGCAAACTCTTTAAAACAAGCATAATTAATTACTACGTTTCTTAAGTCAGAATCATCATCTATTTTTGTATGGTCTATATATAATGCTTTTGCTGTTTCAGAATCAGTAGGAGAAGGTTTTACTATTATTACAGAACCTTTATTGCTTGCTGCATTATCGAAATAGTATTTAGGAAATGTTGAAGTTGGTATTTTTAAACTACCTGAGTTTGATTCCATAAATGCAGAATCTTCTCTTGACACTTCTTGCGCACTAAATCCATTTCTAGAAACACTTAATATTCCATCTGTACCAATAGGAACTACAATGTTTCCACTTGAATTTCCACCATCTGTACTTGGGTCTGTAAAAGAAGAAGCCCACTTTAATAAATTTTTAGGAACATTAGCTACTACGAATTTTTGTGCAGAAACTATGAAATTAGCATCCGCTGTAGTAACTCCAGTTATTCCTTGTATTTCACTTGCTATTGTTGCTGTTGCCATTTATTACCTTATATACAGGGGGCCGAAGCCCCCCATATATTGTTTTTGTTAACTGTTACGGTTTCTTGATAACCATACAATAAGCGGTAGCTGCACCTAAGTCAACAGCTCCACCAGAATTATTAGATAATACTAATGTTACTGTATCAGCTGCTGTTACTGCTCCAGATAAGGCGAGGTCTGCAACGTCTATGCTTAAACTAGACAATACAAAATCACCAAGAGCTGCTCCTACAACTGTTATCTCTAGTGCTTCTTCATCACCATCAAGTATTTCAGCAGCGTCCCAAGCTTTTGAGCCAGACACTGCATTAGCTAATGCTTCTAAATTATCACCGTCTTTATTTTGTCCGTATAAAGGTATTCCCATGATTTACCTCCTATTTCCAGACAGCATGGGCTTCTGGCATACGCCATTCCATACCTGCCTCAGTTTGAATTAAATCAACCCTACGGTCAACACCACTATTCTCAAGAGTCTGAACTCCAACGTATACCGCAGTATCACGATTCAATCCGTTACCTACCAATGGTCGGTATGCACATTGAGTCATATTGATACCAAGTATCTTAACTCCAGTTCCATCCAAGTGAACGTTTCTTACAAGATTCATTGCACCATAAGGAGTCATAACTTGAGTTACGTCTAGTCCGTATACTTGCTTTTTACCTGCGATACTAAAGTCTGCACGACCAAGAGAGTTACTTCCATCGCTAACTTTAGAAACATTAGCTGAAAAGTATCCACTTAACTTGTGCATCCAATTGTATGTATCAGTAGAACACATAAATAGTGTTGCACTTGCATTATTGTATCGAGGGTCAAGGAAGTTACTCATATCATCAAGAAAATCATCTTGAGACTTTGAACCACTTCCACCAATTCCAGAACCATCAAAGATGTTTCCGTAGTTAGTAATAAAACTAACTGCACCTTCTGTGTACTGAGCTCCAGAACTATCAGTTCCTTGAGAACCAAACAACAATGCTGTTTCGATGTCATACTTATGTTCGATTAACTTTGTTCTCCAGATTCTTGCAAATTCATTAGGCTCATACTTAAGAACAGTTGCTCTTGTAGTATTATCCATTGCCATTGCAGTTTTGAAAATCTGAGTTAATCCAAAAGCAGTTGAGAAAGGTTGGTCTTTCCAAGTCTCTGGGTATCCAGAACCTTGTGCATGAGCTGAACCTACAACATAACATCTTTTACTTTCTAAGTAATTAGCAATTGACTTACCAGAAATATCTACAGAATCAAGAGCGTTCTCAAAAGTTTCATAAGATGTTAGTTCAATATCAGCTCCTGCTGAACCTTTACTAACTATTTCTGTTTTTAATACAACTGCATTAGATACAGATGAACTATCTACAGATAGTATCTTTGCAATCAAGTAATCATCTGGTGTAGTTGCAGCTCCACTAGCATCTGTCCAATTGCTTGCGTTTTCACTATCATTAAAATTGCTAGAACCAGCAATAATGTAAGGAATCTTCACAATAGAATTTGGAAGAAAAAACTGTGGTTGAGAACCAGCTGAGCCTGGAAGAACATCTGAACTAGCCTGTCCATAGATTGTTTGAATGTTACCACCAGATTTGTAATCTCCAACCATGCAAAAGTAATAAATATCACCAGCGTCTACATCTGTGTGAGTAACAGTTGCCTCTGCCCCAGCTAAAGAAGCAGGAGCTGAAGTTCCATGATTTGATACATAAGCGTATCGTTTGTGATACGAAGCTCTGCGTTCAGTAAATTTGAACTCAGGGTCATCCGTAGGTTTTTTGGCGACTTGTGAGACGAATCTAAAGAAAGGGTCTTGTGCTATTGCTAACTCGGAAACCCTATCCCCAAAATTGTATTTCCGTCTGAGGTCACCAGTGTCTTTTGAAGTACCATCATTCCACGAAGCCGTGTCTGAATAAGTACCTAAACTGAATACATCAGCCATTTTAATACCTCATTATTTTGAGTTAATGGCTAACAATATATTATTTTATATACTGAAAGCCTTTTCTAGTTCACTACCAGAACCCAAAATTGTATCAAAAACTGAATCATCGTGAGACTTTTCAACTGCTGTACTTCCTTGTGTTGCAAGGGTACTAGGTTGACTTTGTACTTCTCTCATTTTATTATGAATCTCTTGTCTAGCGTTATCAGCTATCTGTTCATCCCTATTCTTACGATTCATTAAGTAATATATATCTTCAAGTTCTAAAGACTTAGACTTTGCAAAGTCGGTAAATTGACTCCATTCTTCATCAGACATATTCATCTTTTGTTTGAATTGAGTTTCTTTAGCCATTTTTGCATTTTCTTGCTTTTGACTTTGTAATACGTTAGAAAGACGACGCTGTACAACTCCATCTATTGTCGCTCCCAATACTCTAGCAGAATCAGAATCTGGTTTTGAGAAAGCCTCATCAGCATCGAAAACAAAATCTTCATCAAGATTTAATTTTTGGTTCAATGTTTCTGGGGTCTGGCCTCCACCCTCAAAGTAATTCCTAACATGAGAAATTAAATTAGGGTCTTCTCGCATAGCATCTAGTATAGGCATATAAGGTTCTAATTCTTTTAACTTAGAATTAAGCCTCTTTGCTTCTCTACTAGAATCACTATACCTTTTTTGTAAAGTATCCAAATTACTATCTGGTACTTCATTCTGAACTTCTACATTGGGGCTCGTCTGCGTGTTACCGCTTTGTTCCGAGGTTGGTTGTGAAGGTTCGTCTAATATGCCGCCATTGACTTGATTATCTAAAGATTCAAAAAAATCGTCAGATGACATTCCCATGACTGCATCTTGTACGCTTTGACTTTCGGGGGCCCTATTGGCGTTACCTACTTGTTGTGACATACTATCTCCTATTTTAAGGTTATTTTAATTTAGCAGTTTGAAAAACTAAGATGCAAGTATTAAGATTGCTCGTTTCTACTTACATCTTCTCTTGTTTGTTTCATATCAGACTGCATTTGGTCTCTCATTTTCTGAAACTCAACTTTCAACATTCCTCTTAGAAGTTTTTGTTGTGCTTCAGTTTCAAGAACATCTTTTCGTATTTCGTTACCAGCATCTCCAACTTTCATCTTAATACCAGCTTGCACTAATTGACGTTGAAGTGTTTCGATTGTTCCGTCTTTTTCTTTTACTAATTCTTGTATAGATTGTAACTGACCTTGCATTTGTGATACCATAGACTTTCTTTCTACTATCTTATCTTTGTTTCTAATATCTGTTTCAGCTAACATTGCAATATCATCAATCAACCCAGCTTGATACCATCTAAAGTATTCTTCTAATAATGCCCATCTATTTAATGGTAATGTTGCACCAGCTACAATACGTACATCAAATCTTGCAGATGCATAGTCTTTGTATTTACCTATCGCCTTACCATAATCGTTATATAGATTAACATTGATTCTTACTTCTTTTTCTTCTTGATTGCCAGCTTCTGGTTGTACAATCCTAAATACTTTTTCAATATTGTAGTGTTTCTGAGCCATCATTTTGAATACCCTACCTATATGTTCTAATGAAGGTTCTACAATACTATTCATCCATGCTTTTAATCTTCTAGTTCCAAACTCATCATTTGCAAGTAATCCTCTGTATGTTTCTGCTTGGTCTTGAGAGAATCCCATCATTGCAGAAGGAACACCACTAATATACTCTGCATCTGTTTTACCTTGTTGGACTACTGTAAAAAATGCATTGTTGATAGGCGCTGGTTGTATTGGTGTAGGAGGAGAAAAACCTGGCCTGT